TTACTTATTCATCAAAACTTGAATCAGTCTTTCTTTCTCACTAAGCAATTGCTTAAGATGTTCTATCTCCTTATTCTGATCTGCCATGATACCAGCAGTGGCATTACCATATACAGAAGCGGCACTTCCATCACCGTTTACAATTGATTGATTTAATTGACAGTCATCATCAAACCAATATGTGATAGGAACTTTAAAGATATTAGAGAATTCTATAATTTGATCAGAGTCAAATTTAGTAGCATTATAATATTGATACACACGCTGCTCTGATTTACCTATCATTTCTCCAAACTCCTTTGCATTAATACCTTTTCTCTTTAGAATTTTCTTTAATTTATTTCCTATTATTTCACTCATAATCAGAGTATTAAAAATTAAAACTAAAATAATGCAAAAGTTTAACTATAAAATAACTATAGTTTATCTATAATATTTTTATATTTGCATTATAAATCTATGAATAAATAATCAATATTAAATATATTATGGAAGAAAAAAAGAAGAAAAAAACAACTGACGGCATGGCATTGCGTACTTATTTGCGTAGTCTGCCAGTATGTGAAGCTCCTGAAATGGCTAAAAAGTTAGCTGAAGAATGCAAGGTACCCATTTACACATTTAATAATTGGCGCAGCGGGTTGGTTCGAATCCCTGAACTGGCAAAAGATAAGATAGAAGAAATAGCAGGAGTAACAATTTTTAATAGACAATGACACATACACATTTCACGCTACACAACAAGGTTCTTGCATATCTTGTCGAGATAGTGCACGAAGAGGCGGTTCCGGTGAATGTCGAAATCGGTTCCAGACATGTAGATGCCAATGGCGATACGCAAGTGGATGTATTGCTGGAGTATGAAGAGCCGGACAAGGAGTGTGTCAATGAAGCGATGACCAGGGCTATCAATGCCATGGTCATAATGAATCAGTAAAGATAGGTTGATGATGACAGTTGTTTTTTTATGGATATCGCTGATTGTGATAGTGGCAGTCTTGATACTATGTGTCTGGGCAATGCGGAGGGCATCCGACTTTCACCTATGCCTCTTTCTCTTCGATGCCATTGTGTTGGTGATAAATATCGGAGTGGTGTTTTTTGCAATCTGGTGGCTATATAATATGCGGTAATATGAGAGATTTGAAAATGACAGATTTCCCGACATATCCTTGGGAGACCCTTGACGTATATCAAGAAAACAGTTACTGTTACAATATCCGTCCTGGCCAACATGTCGTTGGAGATTTATTCGACGATTCCAGAACGAAGTTAGTAGCATACAACAGAAAATCACATGTGCAGATAATCTGTGTATGCGACCCCTACAAGCCGCCTTTTTATGCGCGTGAATGTATGTATGGTGTATATTCGGCGTGGAAAGAAATCGGAGAGGACATCTTTACCTTGGAGTTTACGGGGTATTCTACCAAGCAAAAATTTCCACCTCTATGTACATCACACCATTATTTTTAAGATAATATGAACAATGAATCGTTTGAGAGGGCCAAAACCCTCAAGGAAGAGATTGAAAAGTGTGATTCCCTGCTTGATTCAATCCTAAAAAGCAGCAGGGAATGCTGTGTGTATCGCGATGCCGATAGGGGTACTCGTGACATTATTGCCATCCCCCTGCCGAAATATTGTACCCAGTACATTATTGATGGACTTTACGTGAGAAAGTGCCGGATGGAGCAGGAATTTAAAGAATTATAACAATCTAATAACAAGAATCATGGTAACCAAAACAACATTCAAAAAGAAGTTTCCGGACGTTAAGGTGCAGAAGCTGCAGACCAGCGTCGTATTCAGCCGGCAGCAGGTAGAAGAAACCGTATTGAAGATGTGCGATTCTCTCGGTACCGGACTGCTTTATTACAATTATGCAAACAGATGGATAACCGTTTATACCTCCGAGAAAATGAAAACGGCACTGGACTCAATGAAACCGGGTTCTGAGGTATTTCACGAACATTATGGTGTCTATGGTAAAGTGATGAGCGATAAGCCATTTGTCATTTGTGGAGAATTGTGTATCAGGGTTGACTTCGGGGGAATGCCTGAAAATGGAGTATATAGCTGTGTATGTTTTGTAATATAAAAAAATAATAATAGTATGGCATGTAATTGTAGAGAACAGATAACGAAAATGGTTCGTGAACAGTTGGGCGATCCATTGGCGAATATTCGTGGTGTGATATGTTTTGGCAAGGATGGTGTTGTCTATTTCAAGCCGACGGTTGCTATCACATATCGGAAAAAGAAAAAGGATGGCAGTTTTTGTAAGGCGCAAAGTGAGATGGAACTTTCATACGAATACTGCCCGTTTTGCGGACGTAAATTTGAGGAAGACAAAGAATTTAAAAAGGAGGACAAACAATGAAGAAAGGTCAGAAGGTGCGCATCCTGCGTACCAATCAAGTAGCGACAATCGTCGAAGTGGAGTTGATTCGTAAAGGTGGCAAGGTACACCGGTACTGCCATCTGAAGGTAGATAAAAAGCCGGACTTATGGCTGGACTCTTCAGAACTGGGTGGATTGGTAGAAAGGTGCCGGATTACTTTCCATGATGACAGAGGGCAGGAATTATACTTCGATGTGGAGCGTGATTATGGTAAGGAGAATTTGAGCATGACATTGACCAGACGTCCAGAAAACCTCAAGGAGCGTCACGGAATCAATATAGTGATGGCCGAAATGTTCCTCGATGGTTTTAAGGCACACCAATCTCATTCTTGATAATCACCACAACATATGACGGAAGAAAATCTTACACCATATATCCCTATCGGAACTTTATTCAAATACCTGCTCAAGGATTACCGTAGGGAGCGACAGCGCACCATTCATATGGAGGCCCAAGTCAGAAGTCTGTTAAAGCGAAACGCCTATCTTGAGCAGGAAATAGGCAAAGTAAAGCAAAGACTGCTGAAGAAGGTGGAAAAGAGTGAGAAACAGATTGATTACTCGCAGGAAATCAGCCGGCTGCACCAAGCTGTTTCCTGCCGGAACAACACGATAGAGCAGCTCAGGAATGAGAATGCCCGACTGAAAAATGAACTCGATACGTATTTGCTGTTTCTCGGTAAGATTTAAGTCCTACCATCCGAACCCGGAAACAGTGTAATTCGTAGCGGCAATATACAGAACTATGTACTTTACTCAAGACGATATAAAACGAATCAAGGAGGCTTCCAAAGGCAGGCTCCTCGATGTTATCGGTGACTTCCACGAACTGCGCAAACGGGGGGCCGAATATAAATGCGAATGCCCTAAATGCCATGGACAGGAGAAGTTGCATATCTCTCCGGCCAAACAGATTTTCAAATGCTTCAGTTGCCCGGATATAAAAGGCAAGGAACCGCTGGACTATCTGCAGAGGGCAGAAGACATGCAATTCCTGGAGGCATGCGATTACCTGGCGCGCAAATTCAATGTATTGCTCGACCCGAAGCCGGAGAAAAAGGCTCCCAAAGCCGCCAAAATGAAAAAACGGAGCAAGGAGGCCAAGGGAGAAAACGTAGATACATTCTGCGCCCGTATGCTTGCCGGCAGCGGGCTGACCTATCAGGACGTGACGGCACATATCTTCAAGAAGGGAGATACACAGAGCATTTTCGAGACGAAAACTTTCCGTCCGGGAACCGTTGACGAATACGGCAATATCGTTGATGGGGATGATGTCATCATCGAATATTACGACCTGGACGGCATGCCGGTCACTTATACCCGTAAACTGCCGGGGCGTGGCAAGCAGGAGCTCAAAGTGTATTACCGTGTCCGCTGGCAGTTCCCGGACGAACACCGGGACAAGGAAGGGAAACCGTTCAAGTACAAGTCTCCTGCCGGCAGCGGTACGCCCATATACATCCCGGAACGCATGAGGCAGATGTACAAGAGGAAAGAGCAGTTCCCAAGACTCTACATCCAGGAAGGAGAAAAGAAAGCGGAAAAGGCATGCAAGCACGGTATCCCCTCCATAGCGGTCAGCGGCATCCAGAACCTGGGACAGAAAGGGGCGTTGCCGGAAGACCTTGTCAAGATAATCACTGTCTGCGGGGTCAAGGAAGTGGCTTTCATTTTTGATGCGGACTGGAATGACCTATCCAATAATATAAAGTTTAATACCCCCGTCGATACACGCCCCCGGTGTTTTTTCTCCGCTGCCCGCAACTTCAAGGAGTATATGCGTATGCTGAAGAACCGCGGCATCATGGTGGAAATATTCATTGGCCACATCAACAAGAACGATGAAGGCGACAAGGGAGTGGACGACCTTTTGACCGATAAGCTGGTCGGCCATGAAGAGGAACTGGCCGAAGACCTGGAATTTGCCTGCAATGAAAAATCCGGAATGGGAAAGTATGTGGAAGTGTTCAAAATCACCACATGGAATGACCAAAGGCTGCGGGAATTATGGAACCTGCACAGCCATGAGAAATTTGCCGAGCAGCACCGCGAGGTCCTGCAGGAGCTTCCGGAATTTATCTTTGGCCGCTATGCCTGGAAGTTTGACGAGAACGGCAAACTGGTATCCGCCCTACCCTATGATGAGGATGAGAAGTTCTGGAATGAGGACTACAAGGAAACGAACGGTAACAGGGTGCCGGTGTTTGAGTACGACTATGTGGCCGCCAAGACCTTTTTCCAGAACCGGGGTATCGGCCGTTACCGCCTGCTCGATACCAAACTCTGGACATATATCCATCTGGAACCGCCGGTAGTCCGTACCATTGACGTGGAAGACGCACGCGATTTCATGTTCGCCTTTGCCGAACAGAACTGCAGCCGCTTCGTCAACAACCAGCTGCTCAAGGGAGGCTCGCAGTATGTCGGACCGTTCCAGATGTCAAGGCTCGCCTTCATCCAGCCGAACTTCATCTCCCCGTCCCGTGACGAGCAATATTTCTATTTCCGTGACCGTTGCTGGCACATCACCCAGCATGAGGTCAAGGAAGTGGGATATGAAAGCATCACCCACCAGATATGGGATGAACAACGGAAGAACACCGATGCCAGGTACCTCGGCCACCCCCTCATTATATTCAGGGAGAAGGACGGCAGGTATGACTACGAACTCTCTCCGGAAGGCAGGAAATGCCACTATCTCCAGTTCCTTATCAATACCAGCAATTTCACCTGGAGAAAGAGGCCGGAAGAGATTGAGGAGAGTGAAATCTTTGAAAACAATCTTCATCTGCTTTCTAAGATGTGCGCCATCGGCTACATGCTGATGGAATGCAAGGACGCGAACGTGACACGTGCCGTTATCGGCATGGACGGCAAGCAGTCGGAAGTCGGTGACAGCAACGGACGCAGCGGCAAGTCACTTGTCGGTGAGCTGATGCGCCAGGTTGTCGATACAGTCTATATATCCGGGAAACGGACGGACATCTTCAACGACAGCTTTATCTGGAATGACATCGACGAACGGACACGCCTGGTATTCATCGACGATGTCATGCTGAACTTCAACTTCGAGTTTCTGTTCCCCAATCTCACCGGGGACTGGACCGTGAACAAAAAGGGTGGCGCACGTATCACTTATCCGTTCGCCAAATCGCCGAAAGTATATATTCCTACGAACCACGCCATCCGCGGTACCGGCTCCAGCTATACCGACAGGCAATGGCTGATAGCCTTCTCCGATTTTTATAATGACAAGCACAAGCCCATGGATGATTTCGGGGTACTGTTCTTTTCCGAATGGGACTTCACCCAGTGGAACCTGACCTGGAACATGCTGGCCAACTGCATACAGCTCTATCTTAAATTCGGGGTCGTGCAGGCACCGGGCGAACGCCTGCAGCAGCGTAAGCTAAGGCAGGAGATTGGCGAGACCATCATATCCTGGGCGGACGAATACTTCAGCAGCGAGGAGCACTGTCACCGTACCCCACGCAAGGAGATTTATGATAATTTCCGAAACTATGATCCGCAACAAAGCAAATACATCAGTACCACTGCCTTCAAGGAAAAGATAAAAAAATACTGCGAATGGAAAGGCTGGGTGTTCAATCCGCACAAGTATGATGCCAAAAGCGGTCTGCCTCTCTTCCTGGACAAGGACGGGAAACCGGTCATAGATGACAAGTCCGGAGGAGTGGAGTATTTCACCATAGGCAAGACAGCCGGAGAGCAGACGCCCCAAAGTGACCCGCATGAACTACCGGTTGGCAATCCGGACAACAAACTTGCATTCTGATGGGCGAGACACATTCCAGTATCATGACCAGGCTTATCCCACTCTACGAGATGGCGCCCGAACGTTTCATGGCGTTCTATGATGCGGTGTATCTGATGTGTGTCGATTTGCCGGAAGGCTGCCGGTTCCGTATTTCAGACCGCTGCCGGGAAAAGGATCTGGAACTGTTCCGGGACATCGTGAAGACTCTCATTGCGGAACAGCCTTATGACAAGTATGCAGGACAATTGGAACTGTCGGATGATATGGAGTATGTGCGGCGGACAACCGGCTTTAAACCTTCCGGGAACCGCTTCATCCCGAAATGGAGAAAGGGATAGAATATGCCAATTTATTACGATGTAAAGATACATATTTTCAACGAATTACGCAAACAATCATGCTGAAAAAAGAGCACAAAATATTGGTGGTCGTTTCTCCGGAACCGGCTGAACGCAAGAGACTGTTGAGCCGCCTGGCAGTACGGCTCGGCTTCGCCCTTATCCCTTCGGATGCGGCGAAAATCATATCGACCGACATCTATGGCATAGACCTGGCCACGGCCTATTTCGTTTTTTGCAGCAACTACAATTTCCGTGGAGCCGTACTCACTAACCAGCGCTTGTATGAAATGGCGGCGCGGGGCTTGTGTGTGGCTGTGGGAGTCCGTTCCATTCCCCGTGAATATGAATTCATCTGCAAGGTGTTCTATCCGGAAGATTTTCCGTGATGACATTCCCGGAAAACACAATGCGGAGTATTCTTGAAAGTGTATATTAGGTATTTGTCTGCATCCGGCTGTGCGTGAGTACAGCCGGATGCAGTTTTTTCTTCTGCCCCTTCCCCCCTCCCCCCAACCCGTCATAATAACGATTCGGACAAACGTGCATGGAAGTGGCAGCAGACATGAGAATTCCCGGAGGGGGTATATTATTCTTTTTTTATTCTTCTTTTTAAAATTGGACTACCTTAAAAAACAGAGAAAAAATCGTGCATTCGTACGGATGTGCGAAATTAAGCATATATCAATCTGATATACAGATATTTACAAGCGTACAAATTCCGCACGAATCGTGCACGAATAGCGCACGAATTGTACTTTTCTTCAAAAAACGGCAAAAAGTACGCAAACGAAAGAATTAGTACGGTTTTGTACGCTTTTTGTACGATTATAAAAGCTTGATATTCAGCAATATACAAAACAAACCATGTACAAAAGTACTGTCGCACGATTTTTACGCTATATTCGTGCAAGGGCTTGGCTATATTACCGGTATTTTGTATATTTGTGTAAAAATCAATGTTTTAAATGACGAAAAAAGACCGATTTGTGTGTTGGCTCCCTTGCAAGCCTTATGTCAAGCAATTCCTGCTGTACAATTTCAATGCCCCGGACGACACTTGGACAGAAATAGTCAATCTGTCCCCGGACAAGGAGCTGCAGAACGACTTCCTTTCCAGGCTTGCAAAACCCGGACGATACGAGAACAGATACCGGAACCTGGCACGATATACCGCCAACGTGGCGGTGGAGATACGCCGTGATGACTTCTACCGATACGGATGGGCGATGTCGAATACCGAAGTGGTGGCGTTCGGCAGCAAGGTGGAAAGACGGATCAAGCAGATGCTTTTCCTCTATCTCGACACCCATGTCAGTATCGGAATCCCACTCTCAACCGCCATCCGCAACTTTCAAAACAGCTTCGGCTTTGATGACGACACCTGGTCTTATGAGACTATCCGCAGGGAGTATAACCGACATGGATATAGGAAAACGGTGGAGAATACCACGATTTTAGACTTTATTAACCGTATAATTTTGGGGAAGTTGTCCGAATTCGGGACAATTTCCCAGCAGGGAAAAATGGCTTATGAAAGCAATGCATTATGATTTTGAAAACGTCGGAGGATTGTTGCAGGTGATTGCCGTGCCTCCGGCCTCGTTCGTGCAAATCCGTAAGGACTATGCCGCCGGTCTGAACTATCTGGAACTCCGCAACCGGGAGGATATTGTTTCCATACCGGTATATGCCAATGACACCTATTCCTATAATGAAGACAAGGAGGTGAATGACGCGGGGGACTGCTGGAACGTTTCCATTGAAGGGGTGATTCCGAAACTTTCCCCGGCAAACCATCAGCTGACGGAGATGCTGGAGCGTGGCTTGTGGTATGTACTGGCAGTGGACGGCAACGGGGCGGTCCATTGGTGCGGGCAGGAGGACGCACTCATGCTGTTCGCCACAAACAAGACAAGCGGACGTTCCGTGTCGGAACGGAACGGCACCTCATTCACGTTCACCTGCATCCAGGATGAACCGACCGTCTATATTGAAAACATGGAGGAAATATAACCGTACGGCTTCCTTTACTGACACGCAACACTCTTTCAGTCAAACATTTATCTGTCCGCTGACGGTGCCAGATGTCCTTGGGTACCGTTTTTTTTGCGTTTTTCTTTGCGCAAAAATAAGTTTTATGAACGAGACAGTTATCACATTATTCGGAGCGATTGACCGTTACTGGTACAACAAAAACTATCTGAAATACTTTCTTGACAAGGCCAAAGGCCAGCCTGTACGCCTGAAGGTTTCCAGTTATGGCGGTGATGTGGCCGAAGCGGTCGCCATGTCCGCCTTGATGGCCGAGCACGGTAACGTGACGGTGGAGTTCATCAGCTTCAACGCTTCGGCGGCCACCATATTGGCGTTCGGCGCCAAGTCCATCGAGATGCACGAGGACGGCATGTGGCTGGCGCATAAATGCAGCCTGGGAGTGGACATCTGGGGCCAGCTCAATGCGGACCAACTGGAGGACACCATCAAGGAACTGCAGAACAAGAAGAAGAGCGCGGAAGCCATTGACCTGATGATTGCACAGAAGTACATCAACCGTAGCGGCAAAAGCCTGAAGGAGATTATCACCCTGATGGAAGAGGAACGCTGGATGCCTGCCGCCGAAGCCAAGGAATGGGGATTCATAGACAGGATTATTCCCGGTACCCATAAAAAGCCGCAGGTGACCAATGAAATGACCGACTGCTTCACCGCGCTTGGTATACCGTTGCCGGCTATCGATTCGGAGGAAAAACCGGAACCGGAAGGCCGTGACAAAAACTTGGTCTCCCAGATTATCGACGGTATCAAAGGGCTGTTCCCTACCGGCAACAAGACTGACATTTCTAATTCAAATACAGTTATGCGTAAAGAATTTACTTTCATCAACCAGATCCTCAACAGCGAAGGCATTGAGGAAAAAGACGGCAAGATGTTGCTTACCGTAGAGAATCTGCAGGCCATCAATGACGCCGTCAAGGCCGCCAACGAAGCGAAAGCCAAAGCGGAGAATGACCTGGCTGTCGCCAACACTGCCAAGGAGACCGCCGAAAACAGTCTGACGGCAATCGTGAATGACCTTGACAGCCTGAGTGACAGCATCAAGAATGCCGCCGACAACAAGGCCAAGGTACAAGTTATCCGTGACATTGTCGCCAAGATACCCGGAACGGGTACCGACAGCCACCGGGAAGCGAACGAAGACAACAAGTTTGCCGATATCGCTACGGATCCGATCAACAGTTATGAGAATGAATAACATCTAAACTATTCTATTTATGGATTTTAAAGCACCTATTGACATTACCACGGTTCTGACCGCGGTAAAAAAGCACAGAGACATCCTGAAGGCGGTCGATAAGCTCGACGCTTCGGAGGTATTGAAACATTTCACTCCGGTACCGGGCATTACCGATTCTCTTGAATTGGGCAAGGTAGAGGGTGGAAGTATTTCCAGCAAGTACACCGGTAAGTTTACAGCTGGCAAGTATCTGGGTAAGATTGTTCCCCGCCGCTTGGTAGTACGTCCGGTTGTGATGGAGATGTCCGACGAGCCGGAACGCTACCGCCGTACCTACATTGCCGAGGTTCCCGGTACACTCCGCAAAGAACATCCCTTCGAGCTGTGGCTGATCAACCACGGGCACGAACTGGCATCCAATGATTTGCTGTTTGCCATCTTCACGGCAAAATACAGTGCGGATGAGAACAAGACGGACATTCAGGACTCTTTCGACGGTATCGGTACCATTATCACTGAAGGCGAAGCTGTCGGAGACATCTCCAGTGCCGAGGGTAACGTTTATGCGACCGGTGAGCTGACACTTGCCAATGTCGGCGAGAAGCTACTGGAGATGTGGCGCCACATGCCGCGTACCTTCAAGCGCAAGAAGAACATCAAGATGTTCATCAGCGATGACATCGGTGACATGTATGATGACTGGCGCAAAGGTGAAGGCGTGATTGTCATCGGACTCAAGGAGGACACTTCCGACACGCAGCACCTGCTTGGATCCAACAACCGCTGCGAGCTGGTGCGTGTTCCGAACCTTCCCGACGGCAGCCAGTTCGTCATGCTGACCACCAAGGAGAACGTATGCTACGGTTTTGACAAGGAGAGCGACTTCAAGTCCATCAAGCCGTTCATGTCCGGCAATCCCTATACCTTCGACGCTGCGGGCAAGTATGTAATCGGCTTCCAGTTCGTGTCTGTGCACAAGTCCGAGTTCTGCGTCAACGACCGTCCGGTGGACCCGGAAGGGACCAATCCGTTCGGATACATTGAAGTGACCATTACGCCGGATGAAGCGGCCAACAACGGAGGCAAATGGCGTATCCAGGGCGAGGAAGCCTGGCGTGAGTCCGGCACGTATGTGGCTGTTCCCGGTGGAAAGGAATATACCGTGGAGTTCCTGGAGGCTGCCGGATACACCACTCCTGCCGTGCAGAAGAAGACGCCCGCTGCGGGTGCAGTAGAGAAAGTGACGGGTACATACGTTGTTAAATCTTAAAAAATGGCGTGATTATGGCAGAAGTAGACCCTAAATTATGTATTGCCCTTGATGACATCAACGAGGCAATGGACTGCGAGAACCAGGACAACATGGGCGGTATCATACCGTCCGTCATCTTCGGTTATCATGCGGATGTGGCGACCTGGCCGGACTACCCGAAAAAGACGGAATCCCCTCTTTCTCTTGAAGAAGCCGGTACATTGGTCGGTGACCTGGTCATGAAGGAAGGCTGCAGGGCATACAAGATGGATTTCACCGACGAGCTGGCCGAGTTCAAGATTACCGACCAGGGAGAAAGCGGCGGGGAATCGTTCCTGATGGACCTGAATATCATTTCGGCCAAAATGCGAAAGAAGATATTCGGTTTCGAGAATGCGACCAAAGGGCGCAAGATGTTCTTTATCGTGACCGACAACAACGGCACGAACTACCTGATGGGTGACAAGCGGCGCGGCGCGCTCCGTGCATCGGGTGACGGCGCCACTACCGGAGCAAGCTCCACCGCACGCAACCAGAACACCCTCCACTACACCTTTACCGCACCGCGCAAATGTGTGTATGAGGGGGACACGGAGGACATCCTGACTGTAAAAGCCGCATCAGAAGTTCCATAAGACTTTTTTGTTCATGATTGGTTGTTCATGTCCGTCTCTCGCTCTCAGGCAGGGGCGGACACTTTGTTTTGTCCTATTCCGGCAACAAAAATCGCAATAGCTTTGCGTATCATCAAAAAACAACGTACATACAATGTCAAAGATTACACAGAACTACATTGAGGCGCGCAGGGACGGCATCAAGTGGCTGAACTCGCAGAAACGTGATTACAGCACCGGTGTGAATATCCTGACCCGTTCAGGATATAAGGGGTTTGTCGCCGCACGTCTGGCACGCCAGGGCGAAAAGCCGCATACCCGCGAGAAGCTGGAGTATGAAATCCGGCAGATGATCAAGGTGTGGTACCATCCGGATGACCCGCGCTTTGAGGATGTGGACCTGGCAGATGATGCAATGACGGGCAATGACGGGCGTTCCGAGACGGTTCCCGAAGAGACGGCTGCCGCCATTGTCGCCGTTGCGGAGAGGGAACTGGCGCGTGAGGCGGACGAACAGCCCGCCTATCCTCCGGTGATGGCCAAAATCATCTATGACTTCCGGGAATGCTACAATGAACGTTCACGGCTGCACCGGTTACTGTCCGAACAGGGTGAGACCAATACGGCGGCTGTATGCACGCAGCGCAAGGATATTGTCGCCCGTATAGCCTTTCTCTCCAACCGCATGACACTGCTGGCTGCCATCAAAAGGCAGTTCGAGCAGGACAGGGAACTGCCGACTGACAAGCAGCTGGACGAACTCTACAAAAAAGCGGATACCCCCGAAGAAAATCCGGAAAAGGAAGAGGATGAGACCGACATCAGTTCCCTATCCGTGGAAGAGTTGAGGAAAGCGAAATCCAATGCCAAGAGCAAGATTACCAAGGCAAGGAACATGCTGCTGTACTCTTCGGAAAGCAAGCCCAAGGATGGCAAAGAGAATCCCCTTCCCGACTGCCCCAAACGCGTGAAATACGAGAAGAAGGTGGCTGCCCAGGAAGCACTGGTAGAAAAGATAGAATATCGTTTGGCGGAACTGCAATAGGTTATGTTGGTCTGTTGCAGCGAGATTGAGAATAAGATGATGCCGGCGGATGACGCAGTAAGCCCTATGCAGGGAGACCGATACCCGGCAGGCTACATCCGCCGAACGGATGCGGCAGCCTCCGGCCATGACCTGGTTGCGGAGAAGCTGCTGCATCCGGACGCCATGGGGGTGCTGGTACCCGGCAGGGACAAGCATTTCTACTCTTCTGGAGCATTTAACCTGATCCAGCTGATTTTATATATTTTGAAGCAGACGGGTCCGGCACATCTGTTCCTGACAACCTATTCCATCTCTATGGATAGCATCAACGCCCTTCATCGCAAGGTTGAGACTGATGAGTTGCTATCGGTACGGTTCCTGATCGATAATCGTGTACGCAGCATCTCACCCAAACCGTTCGATTATCTGGTGACTACATTTCCGGACTGCTACCGTTGCCTGGCGCTTCATGCGAAGGTGGCGCTGCTGTATAACGAGGACTGGAAGATTACCGTTGTAGGCAGTCAGAATGCCACGCACAACCCGAAGCTGGAACGCGGAATCATCCATACCGGCAGTGATATTTTTGACTTTGACTTTAAAATGTTGAATGATGAATTTGACTCAGGAACAACGTGAGGAGATAGAGAAAATGGCATACCGCCTTATCCTTCCGGGGCTGATCGCAATCAATATCGGTGTGGATGAGACGGATTTTCTTGCAGAACTCCGTACTCCGGGCACCGAAGTGCGGACGGCTTTCTACCGGGGCCATCTTCGTCAGATGGTCGAACTCCGGGAGTCACTCATCAAGTCGGCCGCCAATGGCAGCAACCCGGCACAGCAGGAGCTTATCAAGTTCATCAAATCGCAACAGCAGTATCTTGAGTATGAATAACAACCGTCTAACGGCATCCAAAAGCAAGGCCGCATTGGAGGAGCAATCCTACGACCTTATACAGCAGCACATCATCGACCCGGAAAACAGTCCGCTACCGGAGCATCTGCGTGTACAGTGCAACCGGGTGCTGCAGATAGCACGCCTTTTGGATGACTATCCGAACGAGAGCCACATCATCAACATCATGCTGGCAAAATACCGTATCTCGCGTACCCAGATAAGGAAGGACATCGCCCTGGCAAAAGAACTGTTCAAGACACAGCACCAGTTCGACTGGGACTTCTGGTATGCCTGGATGATCAAGGACCAGATTCAGCTTATCCGGGATTGCAAACTCAAAGGTGATCTCAAGCAATGGAACAACGCCAAGAAAGTACTGCATCAGATGATTGGTGAGAAGCCGGCTTCCGTCGAGGACCCGCGACGCATGGAGAAGAACGTATTCTACATCCAGATCAACAGTATGGGGCAAAAGGTGGATATTCCTCTGAATGCCATCCGCAACCTTTCCCAGGAAGAGCAGAAGGTTTTGGTGGATTCGATGTACACGCCTATTGACGATGTACAGGCAGAAGAAATAATGAACTCATAAATAGATTATCATGAAGAAACTGACAAACAAACGCTTGATTTCCTATCTGGTTGACCATAAGCATATTGATATGGTATCGGTCAGCAAGACACAGATTGTCTGTACCGTGTCCGCCAAGTTCAAGCCGGACGAGGTGTCGCAACTGCTGGCTGATACCGGGCAGGACATGCCCCGTATGACTTCTTCCGAGGGTATGAACTACATTGTTTTCCCACGCTATTGATATGTCAGGACGATGGACGAAAACGTTTGGGAAGAGGTCATACAGGTCAATCCGGCGCAGGCGGCATTCCTCGTGATGCCGTACAAGAACGGATATGTCATCTACTCGCGTGCAACGGGTAAATCATTCATTACCGGTGCCGTGATAGATGACAACATCCGGCTGATGCCACGCGGCATCACCACACTCACCCAGGCCACCATCGGGCAGGCGTTGACTAAGACCCTGCCTTCAGCGTTCAAGATGCTGGAGATGCTCGGTTACAAGCAGTGGGACCCGGTCAGCAAGACCGGTGACTATGTGGTGTGCCGCCGTCCCATCGAGGGATGGTACAAGCCATACGAGCACATCATGTCATTCGAATACGGCATCAGCTTCAGCAACGGGCACATGCTCTACATACTTACCCAGGGCGGCAACAGCCGTGGTCCTAATGCGGACTACAACATCACCGACGAAGCGTTGACGCTCGATAAAGAAAAATTCGACCAGGAGGCGGCACCGACCAACCGCGGTAATGAACACATCTTTGGCCGCAAGTCCGAGAATCCCGTTCTGAAGCATCACGGCAACACCTTCCTTTCCTCCATGCCGTACACGCCCGAACAGAAATGGTTGCTTGAACCGGCCAAGTATTATGAAGAAGAACGCGGCATCCGGCTGTTTGATGTCTGGAACAGGATTGTGCGGTTACAGATGCAGCTCATTGATGCAAGGATTGCGAATGATGCGGGACTGTTCAAGGAGATTTGGAACGAGACCGTCCGTCTCAGGCAAAGTATCACGCCGTTCGTTTCACGTGACGGCACGCTCTTTATCCTTGGCTCTATCTTCGACAACATCGCCAATGTGGGCATGAACTATATCCTGAACCAGTACAAGGTGATGGATAAGCTTTCCTTCATGATAGAGATCCTGAACTTCATGGTGGATAAGATTGACAGCTGCTACTACCAATTGGATGAACGCCATATCTATTACAATGCAACCAATGACGACTATATCCGTGACTTTGCCGAAGATCATAACTACAACTGGCAACAGCTTGCCAATAACGATGACAGCCGGCGTGACCTGGACTGCAATCCCAACCAGCCGATAGAGCTGACACCCGACTGGGGTAGTGCCGCCTCATTCCTGGAAGTGGCGCAAGAGCGCAACTATGACTTCGTGACGAAGCTGCTGACACGTGAGCCGGTGGACAACAACATCAACGAGTTCTTCGTCAAGCGTGATGAAGAGGATGACACCATGGTGAACGCGCTGATGGACAAGTTCTGTCACTACTACCGTAATCATATCAACAAGCACTTGCATTATTACCGTGACCGTTACGGGGATGCACGCCGTGCCAACAACAAGAAGTCCTACAACGAGCTTGCCATCGAGCGTCTGGAGAAACACGGGTGGACGGTGGAACAGCACACCCATGCGGGCATGGAGCCGCCGCAGCATGACAAGTACCTGCTCTGGGCTTCCATCCTGGCAGAGAAAGACGAACGGTTCCCGAAGAAGCGTTTCAACGGCTCGAAATGCAAATATACACTCATCTCCATGAACAATACGCGTGTCATCGAGGACCGCGAGGGGCGTTTTGCCAAGGATAAGCGTAGCGAACGCAACCAGTCCATCCTTCCGGAAGAAGCCACCCACTTCGGTGATGCGGTAGATAAGCGTGTATGGACGAAGTACGGGCACCTGCTTAGGCAGGCATACGGATTCGTGGACGCACGTATCTGATTCACCTCATACACATACATCCGCAATCACAATCGCAATGCTTATGGCAGGACTCGCAACGTCCGCAATGGGAATCGCTGCACTTCAGGACAGGCTATCGGGCACAGGACTGCCCGAGGGGGCACCCTCCTTGTCATATTTCCTTACTTCTTGCTCTTTTGTTTGCGTTTTTGGATAGGGCGCGGTCGGCAGAAACTTCCGTTTCTGTTTCCATTCGGATGGAAAGAGGGGTATTCTGTATTCATTATCAAAGAAGTATATTTCTTATAACATTCATTAACAAAGAGTACGGCGCGCGCAAAATCCGTACTGAAGGAACAGGCAGGCAAATCTATTTCCTCCAGTACGGATTTTGCGCGTCTCAGCGGTAAGTAGCGGCAGCTACTTGCGTTTGTCCGCATCCATGCAGGTAGACCCGGTCTTTTCCGTTTCAATATCTAAGGTAGAGACCGTAGAGCGGTAAGCGTTCCGCTTGGCGTGCCTCCGTTTCTTTTCCGCAACTCCTTTTCATTTCCTGCATCTCTGTATGCGGTCAGGTAGTCTTTTGAGTCCGCAAATGTAGGGCACCGGTCTGACAAGCAAGGTCGGGCATTGTCCGCTAAAAAATCTCCAGCCCTACGGGTAGTATTCAAGCCTTCGGTTTTAGTCGGAACCTTGCGGAATGTCATCCTCGGCACCTCAATTATTGCGGCATCAAAAGGCAACCATACCGCACGTCATACAGACACGCCGGAATAAAAAAAAAGTCGTTCCGGGAAACGGAGAAAATTAAAAAAGGCTCCACCCGACGACTCCAGAAATCCAGAATAAATTAAAAACTTACAGTTATGGCAGCAAAAAGAAACATCCCCGAAGCATGGAAAAATCAATGGTCTAAATTCATGTTTAACTTCTTTGATTACTTGCCTACCAAGTACGAGGCTAACAAACGGGAGTGGTCTATCCGCAGGATGATATGGGATTTTAAGGACGGGAAGCGCAGTGCGTCTGTGGCGGAACTTGTAGCGAAGAAGATGCGCGAGCAGTTCGGTGCGGAGGTTTGCAACGTGACGTTGGTCTGCATACCAGCCAGTAGCGGAGAGAAGAACGAAATCAGATACAAGGCTTTTGCCGAAGAGGTGGCACGGCTGACGGGGTGCAGGAATGCGTACAAAGCAATTACCATTGAGGGAGGACGGCTTGCCATCCATGAGACGAAAGCGGCCAAGACGGTGCAGACGGTGGAGGTCATCAAGTTTGACAAGCGTTTTTTCAAGGGTAAGAAATGCCTTGTATTCGATGATATACTGACGCAGGGGCATAGTTACGCACGGTTTGCGTGTGCGCTTGAAACGCTTGGGGCAGAGGTTTTGGGAGGCTATTTCTTAGGTAAGACAATTCTTTTATAACAACTTAATTCATACACTTATGAATACTCTTTTTGATAACGATTGCCGCTACATGAGCGACAGCGAACTGATTTACGAAATCAGCAACAACAGACAGATTGTTTCGGATATCGAACGCAGCAACGAGGTGATAGACCTTGAAAAATTGTTTTCCTCTTTGACTCCTGGACGCAGGAGGGTAGCCGTGGCAGCCGTGGAGATGTACAAGAGACAACTGTCGCAGCAGGTGGAACGCAGGCAAATAAGGATGAGCAAAGACGTATACGAACTGATGGAGCCGTTGATAGGAGATTTGCCGAATGAAGAATTTTGGGTAGTGCCGATAAACCAAGCCGGACGACTTATCAAGAAAGTACGCATATCGGTAGGCGGCATAGACCAGACTTCAGCGGATATAAGGCTGATTATGCGCGTGCTGATTGATACGGGGGCGGTGCAGTTCGCAGCGGTGCACAACCATCCGAGTGGCAACAGCCGACCGAGCAATGAGGACAAGAGGCTGACGGAGCAACTTAAAAAGGCGGCAGGGTTATTCAATATTAGGATGATAGACCATGTGATTATAACGAATGGTGGATATTACAGTTTTGGCGATGAGGGGCTGATTTGACGGAGGGGTGCAGGGCGCACCCATTCCGTTTGCTCGCATGCTCGCAAACGAAATGGGGCCCGAAAAGCGGAATGACTGGTCGTGTTACCGTTCCTTCAACCACGGAGGGGATTTTTACTTATGGTAATAAAATAATTACCCTATTCTTTGTAGGTAATAAAATAATTACCTATCTTTGCAGAGTAATCAAAAACAGATAACGATATGCCAACAATTTTAATTTTATTCGGATTGAAGTTTAGAATTTATGTACGTGACCATGAACCGGTACATGTGCATGTACTCAGTCAAGACGGTGAAGCCAAGTTCCAGGTAGGTGATGAAATCCGGTTGATGGTCAATAAAGGAATGAAGCCCAAAGACATAAAACTGGCTGAATCTATTATTGAAGAGAACAAGGAGTTGATTATTACAGAATGGATTAAGATATACGGCAAATAAGCCGTATATCTCTATATATAGAAAGGAGTGATTATGGTAGCGAAAAAAGTTTGGTTCGAAGGTGAACGAATCTACATCGAAACTGATGACGGCCGTGTGTTGTGGCAGTCAATCTTGTATTATCAAAGATTGAGGAATGCCACCGAAGAGCAGCGCAAGGATTACGAGCTGGAAGCTTTCGGCATCCACTGGGAAGAGATTGACGAGGATGTTTCTTACGAGAGCTTTGAATATGATGATCCGGAACCGGCAGGTATCTCCCGCTTGTTCCTTACACACCCGGAGATAAACGCTTCGGCTGTTGCCCGACGGATGGGGATGCAGCAGAGTTTGTTGGCACAGTATATACGGGGAATTAAACGTCCCTCAAAAGAACGGGAGCAGGCGATATTGAATACGGTGCGTGAAATCGGAAAGGAATTGAGCGGTATTTCAATTTAAAAAGAGAAGCGGAGCAAAAAACTCCGCTTTTCTTTTGTTGTTTCAAAAGAAACTCTCATCTTTGCAGTGCTAAACAGTTACGGTCACACCGTATCGCAGAGCGCGGTCAATGCTCAATGAATTTCAGTGGGCTTTTTTTATGCCCATACATTAACCATTTTACTGACGTCAGTAAAATGATACATACGAAATAGGCGGCTGCCTTTCCCATTACACTTTTGCTCTACGAGCGGAATCTGTAACTGTTTAGCGACACGGGAAATGGCAGCCGTTCTTCTTTTAAGAAAATTGCCTAAAATGCTAAACAGTTACAGTATGAAAAATCAAACATCCGGCACTCTTAACGTGCCTGCCTCTGGCATTCCTGCCGTGGGCGAATCTGTTAATGCTCTTACCGAGCAAGTCAATAACCTCAAAAAACTTTCCGCAAAAGTTTGCGGATTCAAAAAGAATCCCCATCTTTGCAGTGCTGTACATTTGATAAGGGCGAGAAGGCTCGCCATAATTGCTGCGGGCATTTTTTGTGTCCATAGCCATACATATAGTTCCGTCCCGTGTGGAGCGTTAATGCGCCCACTGCCCTTATTAGGTGTACAGCAACGGGGAGCGGAACTTTTTTTGTTCCCTTCCCGTAACAGTCAACATATTGTTTCATTTTAAATGCTGTGTAAAAATGAAAAATCAAACATCCGGTGCGCTCATCGCACCAGAACTCGCAGGGGTTCATGTATCCGAGAACTTGAAAGCTCTGAATGAGCAAGTGAATAACATCCAGCGCCGCTACTATCGTAGCATGGCTCCTGATTGTGAGCTTAACAGCTCTTCTGACCGTTGGTATTTCGGTGCCATCCTCTCTATTTGTATCGGGCTTGTTTTTCCACCGTTGTTTGTGGTGTCTGCATTGTGCGTTTATAAGGCAAAGAAGTGCCGGAAAGGGGGTGAGGCATGAGCAAACATAAAAAAAATCAGCGAAGATGGCATATTTGTAACGAGCCAACGCAGTCATTCAGCTACCAACACCGATGAATATAGTTATATGTTGTCGTATGGTGGTAATTATATAGCTTGCGATATGTCTGCCGATGAGTTACGTGAAATCATTTCCTGCATGCAAAATGCCCTAAAGGCTAATGGGGAAGGAGGTGAGAAATGAATACCGAAATCAACAACATCGTATTGACCTCCTCCATCAGCGAAACCATCTCGATTTTACAAAATGGCGTTGCCGGTGCTTGTTGCAATACCATAGATAGAGCTACCGGATTAATCCTGGACTTGAAAGTCGACAATGAAGTTAGTGCTGATGACATTATATCCGTAATAAGTGATTTACGCATTGTGTCATCCATGATAAGAAGCTTGACTCCGGAAGAAGAGAAAGGAGGCGTACTATGAGCAAGAAGATAGGATTCCGTTCTTATCAAAACGACGAAGAACCGGACAAACAAGACGAATTGGAGAAGCAACAAGCCGAGCGGCAGAAAGCCATAGCAAACTTCATCGGCCAGAACTATTCACCCATCGGTACCACTTCACAGAAATCTTACAAGACCACCGCTGAACTGGTATATGAGCTGTCGAACATTGTCGATGTCGCTCCGATGGCGCTGGCCAAACAACTGGCTGATGCCGGGTACCATGTAGAATATTTGGCAGGACAACCCTACTGGGTGATGTACGAGAGAGCATAAATTCGTGCGGCTGCACCTCATTTTGTACGAACTTGTACAAATCGGTGCAGCCGCATTTATTTGATAAATAAAATGTTATGAATTATCCGCACGATTGTACGGCTTTTACCCCTATATTATAGAGTGAAGCTATTGAAACATTGCATACCTTCCCTCTTACTCTCATCCATGACGTGCGCATAGACCAGCGTTTCCTTCATGTCCGAATGTCCCAGAAGCTCCTTCAGCGCCGCAAGGTCTTTGGTGTGCCTCAAATAAATGGTCGCAAAAGTATGCCTCCCTACTTTATGAGTGATAGGTTTATCAATCCCTGCAATGGCGGCAATATCCTTCAGATTACGATTCATCGTTTGATCGGCCTGAATCACCTCAAACAAAGGACCTTTTTTCCTGGTACCGACAATCCGGAACAGCAAGTTTCGGAGCGGTTCAGAAATCGGTATCTGAATCGGTTCCGGCTTACTGTTGCGGAGCTTCATCCTGAAGTAAGTGAAATGATCTTCGGTAAATTGCTCAAGCTGGAGCTTTTTCGCATCTCCTACATGCAGGCTGCTGAAGCACAGAAACAGAAAAAACTCCAATGTCTTATGTAGTTTGTAATCCAACTCACCTGAATTGTATAACGACACAAGTCTGCCCAACTCGTCCTCATTCAAGTAAACGCAAGTGGCGGATATTCTTTTGATAGACCAGTCCTCAAATGGATTCTCGGTCATGTATCCGGCTTTATACGCGGCCAATACATATTTCTTTAATACCCCCATATTCTTATAAGCCGTATTGGCATTGTTCTCTAACTCCTTCCGTAAATGGGCGAAATAAACATCCAACCATTCATGTGTGATGTCATCAAAGGTCAGATTCGCATTAAAGTCCTTTATCTTCCGCATGACGCTCATGTGGGTCTGAAGGGTGGTCAACTCCGTACGGTGCGAAATCTTTTTCATGTGCTCCCGGACGAAATCGAAGAATGTAGGATAATCACTCGGACGGTTGTATTCTCTTAAGAAAAGATCACGCGACAGTTTCTTATCCCGAAGCCGGTATTTTACAAACACATTATTAATCCGTGCCAGGATGGTTTCAATAATCAGATTCTTGTCTGCAGCTTGCTTGTCACCGGAAGTCACTATACCTTTTTTATCGTTCCAGTTCTTCAAGGACACAGCTACTTTGGTAGAGAAATTCACCTTTTGTCTCTGTACGTAAAATGAAATCCATACGATACCGGCCGTATCGTTTTTATATTGACGAAGGTATGTTTTTATGTTTATCAT